CGTAAACTATGTGGAGTTGGCTTTGCCTAAGAAAGTTATACTCCGACATTATTTATTTAGAAACCGCCATTTTCTTCAGCTAGTGTAGAGCCAGCCGATGTGTCAGCATAACCTGTGTCACTGAAAGTGGTGCTTCCTTTATATTTTACTTGCATATCATAGTCGCCAGCCGCTGTTAAAGTGTCTGCCGGTAGAGCTGCAAATTCAACTGTTGTAGAAATTACGTCTGCAACTTCTACTGTTGGAATAGATAACATAGCTCTTGGAATATCCAACTCAATGTTTGGAGCTGTTCCAGAAGCATTACCCATAAATAAACTCATATCAAACGATGGCTGAATTAAACTTGTTGCAGATGTTAAATCTTTTAACAAATCATTTGAACCATTTGTTTTTGTGTCTAAGTAACAAGTTAATGAACCAGTCACATTTCTAGCTCCAGTAAATGAACCAATAGGTTTATCTACAATACCTAATGTTTCAGGAGTTAAATAAGTAATATTATTAGCAATTGTTATACTTCCGCCTGTTATATTAACTGAATAAGTTTTAGCTGCTAAACCACCAGTACTTACTCCACCACCTTGTTCGGCAGTAGATAAAGATAGTTGTGATAGTTTATTCTTTAAGTAATCAGCATCTGAACTACCAGTAACATCTACATAATTATATTTTTCTGCATATGTTCCGTCTGTATTGCCAGTATCTGTAGTACCATCTGTTGATAATACTTTTGAAGGATCTTCAATAATTTCAGACACTTGATCAATAGTTGTAGCATTACCTGACCAACTTAAAGTTGCTATACCATCAATAGAGAAGTCAATCTCTACTTGGTTGACTTGACATTCGTTAAGTCTATATGTTGTATTTTCTAGTGCAAAGAAAATGTTTAGTTTTAATAGCTCGTGAGCATCTGAACTAACAAAGTTTACGTCTGCTGTAGTTGATGTGAATTGAATCGCACCATTTGTTGTTGCACCAGCAGTTGATGCTGATGATTGTGTTGTATCTACATCATCTTCTGCTTTTGTTATACTTTGTCCAGCAAGAGCTGCCCAAAGAATGTTCTCTACCATATCTACTTGACCTGAATCTCTATAAGAGTTTGTTCCATGAACAAAAGGTCTAGCATATGTTTGGAATGACCATTCTGCAGGAGCCAAGGAGTCGTTAAATCTTCTTGAAGTCCTGTTCGGTGTAGCACCCGCTTCACTGACTGTAATGTCAGTATTTTCACTAGCTTGAGAAAAACTATACCCATCTAATACACCAATTTTAAAAGTATTTGCATTACTCTCATTTCCTTTAAAGACTCCAAGACCGTTTCTACTACCATCTACGGTTTTACCGTTAGCTGATACTCCGTCTACAACTGCTGTAAAACCAGTAGCTGTACCTGTAGTAGCAGTTTGAGATAGTGTTTCTGCATCTGTAAAGTTGTTACCTCTAAAGTTATTTGGAATGTAAACTGACTCAACATCGCTACCGCTAATTGTTTTAACGATAACTTTCATTTCATCAGAGTTGGTTCCACCTTGCAATGTAAGAACATCGCCTACAGCATATGTTCCACTAGTGGTTCCACCAAGTGTAGTTATACTTTTAACTCCACCTCTTGAAGCGTTGCTATTTGCAACTACCCCATTCACTGAGCTCACAAATACTTTGGTATTTCTTGATAGATTTAAAGCCATTGCTTCTCTCCTATTTACTTCTATGGAAAGGATTTCGCATGATTTTAATCAGCGTCTTCGTTTCCTAATATCGTACTTCGAGTACTATTTCTCCTATACCTAGAGGAGCAATTACTCCTTCGTCAGTTCCTATAGACTCAATCGATAATGATGTTGTCAGTAGGTTTGGATCTACAGTGTCGTCATACACCAGTGCATCGCTCTCGTCAATTAATCTTTCAATATCTTCAAGTAGCAATGCTAATTCTTCTTGAGGGTCTTCTGCATTATGTACATAAGCCCTAACTGTTAATGTTAAAAATCTCCATTTAAATCCGCCAGGTTGGTATTGTCTTGTTTCGTCACCTGCAACAACACAAACTTTTGGATATTGTTCTATTTCATCTAAAAAGAC